TACCCTAGCTAGGGAGAACGGAACCACGGCAAATCAAAGACTCGGGTAGGCTTCCGGACGGTTGCCCTTGGCCGAGCAGGTGACGGTTCAAAGAGAATAAAAGTGCCTAGGTTCGACAACTTTCCTAGGCCGTCGCCACACCTGACTCAAGCCACAAGCTGAGAACCCGAAAGGGGCGGCTAACGCTGCATTCAGCTAAACGGCTTGGTCGGGTATGGCGGCGAATAGCCGTTGGCGACTATGGCGGAATAGGTAGACGCAAAATGTTCCATGGGAAAACCGGAGGTCTGTCCGCAAGGCCCACGCTCCGTCAGTAGCCACGGGGGACGACATCCGCAGGTCGTCATGCGAGGTGCAAATCCTCGCTCGTCGCCAAGAGCCTCGATGAGTATGCTGGCCGATTGCTGCCCGATCGGCCAACGACAAGCCTCACCGAAGCTCTTGATGGCGAACTGAGCGAACTGGTTGACAAGTTTCAGAATCGCAAGACCGCCAAACTGGTAAACAACTCGTCTTTAAGCGCATATGAGCTTCATCACCTGTCTCGCCCTGGCCTATTTCCCCGCCTCCTACGTCTACGCCCTCCTGGAGTGGAACCAGTATCGCAAATCCTGCCTCAAGGTCGGCCAGAAGCCCAAGCTCCCCGACCCCTGTAACCTCGCCCTAACCCCAATCCTCCTGCCCCTCGCCCTGGCCCTCTGGCTCATGGGAATGGGGGACGAGCAAAAGTGATTTAAGCGAATAGCATTAACGCCATACCCCATGTTCAACTCAAAGAGGATTGAGAAGACGGAGGCGGTTTAAGCGATTAAGCAAAAAGACTATGCCGCAAGAGCCAGCTTACGCCACGCCGATTGAAGGAGGTAAGAAGCAGGACATCGGGGCCACCTGCCTGATGTGCCGGAAGAACCCGACCATTTTCGTCGGAAACGGCTTATACGAGAATTACTGCCGTTTCTGCCAGCACGAGTGGATTGAGCGACAGATGGATTTAAGCAAAAAAGTGTCAGGACGCTGACAAGATTAACCAGTTTAAAGATCTTATGGGCAAGTGGGGAGGCTCTCAGCCCAATGCAGGGCGCAAGAAAGGCTTTAAGACCAAGGCCACGCTAGAACGCGAGGCCGTCTTGAAGGCCGTCAAGGAGCGCATCATGACCCGAGCCGACCGCCTCATCGACGCCCAGAGCCAGCTTGCCTTGGGCCAGTCTTTTCTCTACGTCATCAGGACTGTGACCGAGGGCAAGGTGCGCCGTCGCCTCAAGGCTGAGCTGATAGAGTCGCCCAGCGTCATCAAGCAATATCTCGACGGCGAGTTTGAGGGGCTTGAGGACGAGTATTACTACATCACGGCCAAGGAGCCCAACAACATGGCCATCGACTCCCTGACCAACAGGGCTTTCGGCAAGCCTGAGCAGAGCATGGACCTCACCACCAACGGGAACGACCTAACCCCCATAAGCAAGCTCGACGATGACCAGCTCGACAAGCTCATCTCGGCAGTCCAGAGAACAGTTGGCGGAACTGCTGCTGGAGAAGCGCCGGCGGATTCAGGCAAATCCCCTGAAGTACGCTCGGCTTCACCAGAAGCAGCTTGAGTTCAGCGCGAGCGACAAGACGCTCCGCGCCCTCTTCTGGGGCAACCGTTGCTTTATCGCCGGTACGCCAGTAGCTCTTGCTGACGGCGGAACATTGCCGATTGAGAAGATTGAGCGGGGCATGAGCGTCATGAGCTTCAACGGCAAGACGGCGGAAGCTCGTACCGTCCTAGACGTTCATGTGTTTAGGACTGGACTTAACCCCAAGCCTTTGATAGAGTGGAAGGTGAACGGCATTAAAATCACTTCCACCTATGACCACGGATACTACAGCGACGGAGGCTTTGTTCCCGTCTATCAGCTTGCCTGGGGAGCTATGGAGGCCAGTCAGCGGGCACAGCTCAAACTACTTTGTGAGCAATATGGGGCGAGTCTTGACGACTCGGCACTACGGGCACTTGAAAACAGCCGTGATGAAGCCCGCTTTAGACGATTCTGGGTATTGGAGGACGGTGATGGACGGGAAGACCGTCAAGGTTCACAGGCTGATAGCCTTGGCTTTCATCGAGAATCCGCAGGGCAAGCCGATGGTCAATCATCTCGACAACGACCCCAAGAACAATCGAGTGGAGAACTTGGAGTGGGCCACGTCGAAGGAGAACATGGCTCATTCGGTGCGTCAGGGGCGTCAGGTTCATCAGGACGGCGAGAAGTGTTGGAAGCACGTGCTAAAGGCCGAGGACGTGAAGCGGATTTTCTCGTTTCAGATGAAGCACCCGACGATGAGACAACTTCCGATGGCGCGAGAACTTCAGGCGGAGTTTCCTCAAGTGAAGGTGGACAGTATCAGGGACATTTTGAAGGGCAAGTGCTGGAAATCTCTGAGGTCAGAGTTTTGCCAGGCCAAACCGCCTACGACCTGACCGTTGAAGGCAATCATAACTACGTCGTCAACGGCCTTTTGGTACACAACACCGGCAAGTCCGAGGTCGGAGGCATGGAAGCGGCCAAAGTCCTATTGGGCCAGCACCCATTCATCAAGCCCAGCGACGGCTGGGCATTCTGCCCCAGCTTCGACGAGCAGAAGGACACCACCCAGGAGAAGCTCCTGCGCTACATTCCCAAGGATCGGATAGTCGGCGAGCCCACCTGGCTCCGCAAGGGAATCATCAAGGAACTTTCCGTGAAGTCCGACGACGGCCAGGCCCACAAGGTCACGTTCAAGAGCTACGAGCAGGGCCGGGAAAAGGCCCAAGGCGCTGGCAAGGGCTGGATATGGTTTGACGAGGAGCCGCCCAAGGACCTATTCGACGAATGCTCGGTGCGCTCCGAGGCGGGAATCCCGCTTTACCTGTGGATGACCATGACCCCAATCAAGGGCATGACGTGGGTCTACAACGACATTTACCTTAACACCTCGAACCCAGACATTTTCGTAAGCACCGCCACTTGGGACGACAACCCGTTCCTTACCACTGAACAGAAGGCCAAGATGGCCGGCCGACTCAGCGCCGCCTCTCTCAAGGTGCGTCGCGAGGGCCGTTTCATGAGGCAGGTTGGCCTCGTGGCCTCCTGGTTCGACCGCTCGGTCCACGTCATGGACTTCGACGAGGTGCCCGACGGCCAGCACTATTTCGGCATTGACTTCGGCTTCAGCAACCCTTGCGCCGGCCTCTGGGTGAGCGTGGACAACAACGAGAACGTCTGGGTCTACGACGGCTTCTACGGCACAGGCATGACCAACCCCTACATCATGGGACTGGTCAGGTCGCGCGAATCCGCCAACGGCCTCACTGGCCCAGTGGACAGAATCGGAGACGGTGCTCAGGCCTCGGACATCAAGGAGATGTGCGACGCCGGACTGAGGATTCAGGCGGTCCAGAAGATGAGCGGGACGGACACCGAGAACTGGGACGAGTGGCGTTCCAAGCTCATGGAGGACTTGGGGCGCATAGACGAGAACAACAAGCACCCCCGAATCATCATCAGCTCCAAGCTCACCGCTTACGACGAGGAGGGAAACCCCTATAACTTCCTGATGAGGGAGCTTGAGGGCCTCAGATGGGAAGAAACGACGGTTGACGGCGTGACCAAGCCCAAGAGCGTCTGGGGACGACAGCCCAACCATGCCATAGACGCCCTGACCTACATCCTGGCCACCATCGAGAACAACAGGCGCAGGGGCACTGGAAGGGTGCTTAATGCCTCCCAGAAGCCCCTAATCGAGGCGCAAGTCAACCCGACGGCCTCTAGCGTCATCGAGGCCATGAAGAGGGCTAACAGGCTTAAGGAGGCTCACGACATATGGCGGGACAGGGAATAGCCGAAAGCGTCCAGGTCAGCCTTACGCCCATCGAGCAGGCGCTCTTCGTGGCGTTCAGGAAGTACCAGGACAACCTCAACCGGATCATCAGGTCAGGCGCCCTTGACATCACCAACGGAAGCTTCACCTGCCACCTTGACGGGGCTGGGGAAATAAAGGCTATAGACAAGCATGAGCGGTTGGTAGTATAATATATGCTGATACCCCAATCGCGGACGGCGTGAAATAACGCATTTATCCAAGACGGGTCGCAATTCATTTTTGCGACTCGTTTTATATACCCAAATGCTGGACAGGATTGCCGGAGTCCGGGCGCTCTTCGCCCCGACCAACAAGGGACCGCAGAAGGAGTCTGGCGAGAACCGCCAAGGTCCTGTTTCAGACTTGCTGCCGGAGCTTGAGCTGGACATGGACGACGAGGCCCTTCTCAAGCTCGCCAAGGACTACACATCTGCTTGGGACGGCTCCCGAAAGGAGCTTGAGTGGAAGCAGCAGCTCATCGAGGCCTACTGGCTCGGCGTCCAGGGCACGACCCAGGACCTGAGCGACACCACGACCCGCAAGCCCACCGCCGACAACCTCATCTTCGAGGCCCTTGAGACCTTCCTCCCCAAGGCCACGGCCCGCAACCCTGACCCGGAAGTGGCGGGGGACGGCTCAGAGATGGGTAACGTGGTCGCTGACCTGACCGGCAAGATGCTCTCTCACGTCGCCTCACTGCCTCACGTCAGGCTCAAGATGTGCCTCCGCGACTCCGCCAGACACAGCCAAATCTACCTGCTGGGGGCGATAAAGACCGGCTGGAGCGAGACGGAGGAGGACGTGACCGCCGAAGTGGTCCGTCCCCAGAGCCTGATTCTCGACCCAGAGGCCACGGTCAAGTGCGCCAGGTACGACGGATCTTTCATCGGCATCTACTGCGAGTGCTCCGCCTCAGACCTGGTGACCAGGTTCCCCGCCAAGAAAAAGGAGATTGAGGCCGCCGCCACGGACAAGATGGGCACGAAGATGCGCTACATCGAGTGGTGGACGACCGGAGAAGAACCAGCGACGTTCTGGACCATGGGCCCGATCGTGCTGGGCAAGATGAGAAACCCCAACTTCAACTATCCCGAATCGGTCACGCAGACGGACGAGTACGGCAACGAGACGCAGAAGATGCAGGGCGGCCGCAATTACTTCGCCCGACCGCAGATCCCGGTGACGCTGCTGGTCACGACAAATCTAGGCAAGAAGCCCTTCGACATCACAAACGGCCTGTTCCAGTGCCTCTCCATGCAGGACGTGGTGAGCAAGCGCTGGAAGCAGATAGACCGCAACGCCGACAACGCCAACAACAGCATCGTCGCCTCCCTGGACTACTTCGAGGAAGGCCAAGCCTCACAGGCTGCTTCCGCCATGCGCAACGGCGACGTGATGCTCCAGCCCAAGGGCAAGGCGGGCGAGGGCATTACCAGGCTTAGCGGCGAGGCGCTTCCGGGCTTCGTCTACCAGAACCTCCAGGACGCCAGGGAGCGGATTCTCTCGCTCTACGGCGTGTCCGGCTCCCTGCCTTCCGGCCTCCGCTCCGACAAGACGGTACGCGGAAAGATGATGACCAAGGGCGCGGACGACGACCGTATCGGAGGCGGCTTCGGGGAATACCTGGAGCTGTTCGCCTCAAGAGTCTACGAGCAGCTGCTCCAGCTCATGTACGTCTACTACGACGAGCCCAAGGTGGCTTCCGTGGTTGGTCAGGAGAACGCCCGAGAGTACTTCGCCCTCTCCGCCTCGGACCTACAAGCCGTCAGCCTAACCGTCAACGTCAAGGAGGGATCGATGGCCCCCAAGGACATGATGACCAGACGGCAGGAGGCGATTGACCTCTGGGGCATGAAGGCCATAGACCCAATCAGCCTGTTCGAGGCCCTGGACTTCCCCAACCCTCGGGACCACGCCAAGAACCTGTTCCTGTGGCAGACCAACCCGATGGCCCTCTTCCCGGAGTTGCAGGCGCAAATGGCTCCCCAAGCGCCTGGTGCGCCTCCCGGTCCTCCACAGGGCCAGCCACAGGCTCCAGGAGGCCCTGTAGAATCCTCGACCGCAATGCCACTAAGTCCAGTAAGCCCTATCTCCAAGTAGTATGCCGTTCGAAAGCAAAAAGCAGAGAGGCTTCCTCTTCGCCAAGAAGCCCAAGGTCGCCGAGGAGTTCGCCGAGAAGACCTCAGCCAAGGAGGAAAAGGAACTGCCCGAGTACGCCAGCAGGAAGAAAAAGCAGGTCCAGGCGGTCAAGAAGCTAATCAAGTAGCCGATAAAGGCGGAATCGGCCCCGCCATACGCCCTCTGGGGAGGCATTAAACCCCCTGAATAGTATGATTGAAGGCGGACAGAGCATCTTCGACGCGACCCCCTCAAGCGAGACGGGAGAGGCGACACAGGCCTCGGATTCGTCAACCGAAACAAAGGAAACGCCCGCAGGTCAGGGCGGGGACGACGAAGCAGTCCCGAAAGACCTGGACAACAAGACCGCGCTTCACAAGGACGCCCGTTTCCGCAGGGTAGTGGAAGAGCGCAACCGCCTCCGACGGGAGCTGGACGAGGCTCGCACCAACACCAGGCAGGAACCGGCAAAGTCAGAACCTTCCAAGACCCAGGCCCCCGAGTGGTTCAAGAAGTATTTCGGGGACGACAAGGAGGCATGGGACGGGTTCCAGCAGATGAACTCCACCGCCAAGGGCGAGGCCAAGGCTGAGGCCCTGGCAGAGCTCAAGCGCGAGCAGGAGTCGTCAGGCAAGGAATCAGCCCGCTGGGAATCATGGGTTTCGGAGCAAGTCGAGGCATTGGAGGACGAGGGCGAGGCATTCGAGAAGAACGCCCTGCTCAAGGTCATGGACGAGTACAAGCCCACGGACGAAGAGGGAAACCTCGACTTCCACAAGGGACTGGAACTCCTCCGCCTGAAGTCCGGCAAGGCCTCGAACGTCGCCGACAAGCGCAAGGCGGGTGCCTTGGCCAACGGCGGCTCCAAGACTGGTTCTGAACCGGGCAAGAAGAACTTCGTAACCCCCTCCGACATCAAGAAATGGCGTCAGACCGGGGAACTCTAAACTCAAGTAACAGACTCATATGGCCGACACTCTCGGCGCTCGGATTACTACGACCATGCGCGAAAAGCTCCTGGCCGTCGTGACCGACCAGGTTCTCAAGAGCAACGTCGCCCTCTCGGACTACGTGTCCAAGGGCAAGAACTGGACCGGCGACCAGATCACCTTCGCCGTCAAGTACGCCAAGAACTCCACCTTCAGCTCCTTCGCGGGCTATCAGGCCCTCTCGACCTCGGCCACGAACAACCGCGTCAAGGCCCGCTTTGACCCGTCGTTCGTCCAGATCAACTCCTCGCTCCCGATGGACGAGGTGATGGTCGCCCTCAACTCGGGTTCCGAGGAGCGCGTCATCGACCTCGTCAAGGTCACGCTCGTCTCCGACGCCGAGGACTTCGCCGACGGCTTCGGCGACCAGTTCTGGGGCGACGGCACCGGCAACGGCTCCCTCGACGTGCTGGGCCTCGGCGCCGCCATCGACGACGGCACCTCCGTCGCGACCTACGGCGGCCTGTCCCGCACGACCTACACCGGCATGAACGCCGTGGTCACGGCCTCCGGCGGCACGCTCTCCCTCGCCAAGATGTTCACGCTGTACTTCAACACCGTCTACGGCAACCAGCGCCCGACCGTCGGGTACTGCACCCAGGCCGTGTTCAGCCTGTACAACCAGCTTCTCGTCCCCCAGGAGCGCTTCATGATGACGATGGCCGACGTGACCAACGGCTCGAAGCGCGGCACCGGCGCGATGGAACTCTACTTCGAGGGCTTCGCCATCAAGCCCGACCAGAAGTGCACCAGCGGCGTCCTCCAGTTCCACAACGCCGAATACATGGACTGGTACGCGCTCGACCCGAGCAAGACCTCCGAGGTGTTCCCAGGCTTCATCGCCTCGAACTACGTCCCTGACCTGGTTGAGGGCAACGACTACAGCTCCTCCAAGCTCAAGGGCCTCGGCATGGGCTTCACGGGCTGGGTCCGCGCCCAGAACGCGCTTGCGGCCAACGGCTTCCACGTCGCGGGCGGCCAGCTCATCTGCCGCGAGCCCCGCTTCCAGGGCAAGCTCACCGCAATCACGAGCATCTAACGCATCAGGGGAAACCCTTAACCTTCTCCCCTTATGGCCCTGTACATCGAAAAGTATCTTGAGGTAATCCAGCAGAACGGCGGCCTCGCCTCCGCCCTGCCGGTTGACCTCTCCGCCGCCGCCACCTGCGCCCTTCCCGCCGCCACCACGGTGGGCGGGGCCAGCATCTCGGCGCTA